TCACAGGCCCTACAGGCATGACAGGGTTCACAGGCCCTACAGGCATGACAGGATCCACAGGCCCTACTGGCATGACTGGATCAACAGGCCCTACTGGCATGACAGGATCCACAGGCCCTACTGGCATGACTGGATCAACAGGCCCTACTGGCATGACTGGTTTCACAGGCCCCACTGGCATGACTGGATCAACAGGCCCTACAGGCATGACTGGTTTCACAGGCCCCACTGGTATGACTGGTTTCACAGGTCCCACTGGCATGACAGGATTTACAGGCCCAACGGGAATGACAGGATCCACAGGCCCTACAGGCATGACTGGTTTCACAGGCCCCACTGGCATGACAGGATCTACGGGCCCAACAGGCATGACGGGTCGAACGGGCCCTACAGGCATGACAGGACCAACAGGGTTCATTTCCATATCAGGAACGAACTATGGTGATTACGTATACTGGAACACTAATACGAATGCGTGGGCGGTGGGAAGTCAACAGGTGGTTCAAGGTGGCAATGCTGGCATGATGAGTCAGAATGCTTATGCGGTAGCAGTCGGATTTTACGCAGGTTTCACGGGACAGGGTACAGGATCGGTTGCTGTAGGAGCCTACGCTGGATCAACAGGGCAGGGCGCAAACGCAGTTGCGATCGGCTATCAAGCAGCACAAGGATACCAAGGCACAAACTCAGTCGCCATTGGCTACCAGGCGGGTTTCACTGGCCAAAATGCAAATTCAGTTGCCATCGGCTACCAGGCCGGCTACACAGGCCATGGAACAGGCTCCATTGCCATCGGTTATCAGGCAGGATTCCAGGATTCCACCGGCCCCAACTCGATCGCCATTGGAACCCAGGCAGGACAATTTGGCCTCGGATCCAATTCGATCGCCATCGGCAACCTAGCCGGCCCCACAGGCGCAGCATTCAATAATAATATCATTCTGAATGCCTCAGGCACAGGCTTAAGTCCTAACACAGGATCCGCATTCTACGTCAACCCTATTCGTAATGCTGGACTGGGTGGAACCGTGTTAACAGATACCTCAGGTGTCCTATTTTACAATGCTAGTACCAGTGAAATCACCTATGGACCCAAATCCTTAACAAATAATTTAGTTACGAATCAATTTACAGTGGCGGTAGGTCAAGGAACAAATACAATAGCCTATACCTATGATGGAATTAACTATACGGGACTAGGAACTAGTATTTTTAATTACGGATACGGTATTGCCTGGAATGGCTCTCTCTGGGTAGCGGTTGGTGGCAGCACTACTAATACAATTGCCTATTCCTCAGATGGAATTAACTGGACGGGACTAGGATCGAGTATTCTTGTTACTGGAGGATTCGGTATTGCATGGAATGGCTCTCTTTGGGTTGCGGTCGGTCGAGGAATAAATTACATCGCATATTCCTCAGATGGAATTAACTGGGCGGGACTAGGATCGAGTATTTTTAGCTTGGCTGGATACGGTGTTGCCTGGAATGGCTCTCTCTGGGTAGCAGTTGGTACTGGCACTAATTCAATTGCGTATTCTTCGAATGGAATTAACTGGACGGGTCTAGGGACAACTATTTTTAGTACTCAAGGATTTGGTATTGCCTGGAATGGCTCTCTCTGGGTAGCAGTAGGTCAAGGAACAAATTCAATCGCATATTCCTCGGATGGAATTAACTGGACGGGCCTAGGAACGAGTATTTTTACCACTAATGGATACGGTGTTGCCTGGAATGGCTCTCTCTGGGTAGCAGTTGGTAATGGCACTAATTCAATCGCTTACTCCTCTGATGGAATTAACTGGACGGGACTAGGAACGAGTATTTTTACCAATAATGCAAATAGTATTGCCTGGAATGGCTCTCTTTGGATAGCGGTCGGTCAAGGAACTAATACAATTGCGTATTCTTCGAATGGAATTAACTGGACGGGTCTAGGAACGAGTATTTTTACCACTAATGGATATGGAATAGCCTCTCGCACAGTCCTCCCCTATGTTGGCACCCAGCAAATCCCTCTAGACGTCAAACCCAATCAAGCCATTGCGATCGGCGGTGGTGCAGGAAACTCCCAACAAGGGACTGGTTCCGTTGCTATCGGCTACCAGGCAGGATTCACGGGTCAGAAGCCCTATTCCGTTGCGATCGGCTACCAGGCCGGCTTCACAGGCCATGGAACAGGTTCGATTGCCATCGGCTATCAAGCAGGATTCCAGGATTCCACAGGTCCCAACTCGATCGCCATTGGAACACAGGCCGGTCTGTATGGTCTCGGATCCAATTCGATTGCCATCGGCAACCTAGCTGGGCCTACAGGCGGCGCCTATAACAACAATATCATTCTAAATGCGTCTGGCACAGGCTTAAGTCCCAATACAGGATCCGCATTCTACGTCAACCCAGTGCGCAATAATACACTTGGAACGACATCTATCGCAGATACAAGTGGAACACTGTTCTATAACCCTACTACATCTGAAATCACCTATGCGCCTACCGCAAAACCAGCTATGCTTTCATACTATAGCACGGTTAATGGAACAACATCAGGCACCACAATAAGTACGGGTGGAGTTAAAATCATATTTGGTGCACAAGATGTCAGTAATTCAACAACAAACTCAATAGGATTAACAGTAACTGGCAATAACACATTTACAAATAGCACAACATCCACCCTATATTTACAAGTGTCTTGGAACTTATACATATATCAAGGAACAGGGGCAGCAACTATATCCACCTATTTACAATCAGGTGCAGTGTATGGTTATACAACGCAAGCTTTTTCAGCCACTACCGTTCAAACATTACCAAGTTCCGTGACAATTCGTCTCGATCCAGCAGGATCTTTTAGTATATATGGATTGACAACTTCAGCCAACACAGTATATTCTAGCGGCCAAGCAACAGCAACACAAGCAGGATCTCAAACAAGAATATCCATTGTGTCTCTTTTATCAGGCCCTCAAGGACCTCAAGGACCGGTTGGAACTCCTGCGGTTGAAACGTATTATAATACATCAATTAGCGGTTCGACAGCAAATCCTATCGCACAAGCATCTTCTGATACTGATATTATTTTTGATACTAAGAGTGTAATAAATTCCTCAGGTAGTATTGGGCTAACAAAGCCAACAACTAGCACATTCTATAACAGCACATCATCCACTCTGTATTTAAATATCGCCTGGTCTATATTCTTTCAGCTAGCAACCCCAGGCACAGTGAATCAAGAAGTACGAACGTGGGTTGATATAGCAGGTGATGAATTAGGTAATGCGAATAAGGCATATTTACAGGCGGCCCTTGGCAGCACCCTGCCAGCAAATGATATTATAAATAGTTCTACCACTATTATTCTTGATCCAGCACAGACATTTTCTATTAAAGCACAGAAAACCCAAGCCCAAGTTATTTATTATACTAGTGGTGTTGCAAGTCCAACGGATGGGACATCCATAACAAGTGTTACAATTACATCTTTGGTAGCAGGACCAGCTGGCCCTCAAGGATTAACAGGTATGACAGGAGCTCTTGGCACAGGTCCTACAGGTATGACAGGCCCTACAGGTATGACAGGCCCAACAGGCCCTACAGGTATGACAGGTCCTACAGGCCCAACAGGTCGCACAGGCCCAACAGGTATGACAGGCCCAACAGGTATGACAGGGCCAACAGGCCCTACAGGTATGACAGGTTCAACAGGCCCAACAGGTCCTACAGGTATGACAGGCCCTCAAGGTATCGGTGGAACAGCAGCAAATACTGGCGCGACTGGCCCAACAGGCCCTACAGGTATGACAGGTTCAACAGGCCCAACGGGTATGACTGGCCCGACAGGTCCTTATTTTATAAATGGAACAAATTATGGTAATTACATTTATTGGAATGGTTCGACATGGGTGGTTGGAGATCAACAGATAACTCTTGGCAGATTAGCAGGGCAAGGAGGACAAGGAACTAGTTCCATCGCGATAGGAAATCAAGCAGGGCAGTATGGCCTTGGTGCAAATTCAATTGCGATAGGTAATCTAGCTGGTCCAACCGGCGCATCCTACACAGGAACAATTGTTCTAAATGCAAAAGGTACAGGTCTTAATCCCAATACAGGATCTGCCCTCTATGTCGCACCTATTCGTAATACAACATCAGGAAATACAGTAATTACTGATACATCTAGTGTTTTATTCTATAATCCTACAACAAATGAAATTACACAAGGACCAAAATCCCTTACAAATAATATGGCAACAAGTCAATTCATGGTGGCATGTGGAAGTCCAGGCACTGGAAATAATACAAGCTCTTTAATGTATAGTTATGATGGAATTAATTGGCTTCCAAGTGTGAATGGCGCTTCACTTTTCACCACTACACAGGGATGTTATGGAGTTATTTGGAATGGTTCAATATGGGTTGCTGTTGGCGGTGATGTTGCGAGTGGAACAGGTAGAATAGCATATAGCTCTGATGGAATTAATTGGATTGATGCAAGTGGTGCAGGTAATGCTATGTTTTCAGGAAACTATGCTAATGCGGTTGGTTGGAATGGAACCAATTTTGTTGCTATAGGAAAAGGTCTTGGTGGGCCTTATAGTATAGCATATAGTTCAGATGGATTTAATTGGACTGGGGTAGCGAGTACTGCCGGCAATTTTAATTCGTATAATGGCGGTGTTGCTTCAAGTGGCAGTGTCTGGGTAGCTGGCGGCGGGTCAGGTACTACAAATACATTATATTGGAGTCTTGATGGAATTAATTGGACTGGATTAGGGAAAACTATATTTAGCGGTTATTGTTTTAATATCGCCTATAATGGTTCAATATTTCTTGCTACAGGATCAGGAACAAATACAATTGCGTATAGTTATAACGGAAAGGATTGGACTGGATTAGGGACAACTATTTTAGCAACAGCATCAAGTATTGCTTGGAATGGAATAACATGGCTTATTGCGAGTATTACTGGTACTGTTATTTTGACAAGTTATAATGGAATACAATGGACGAATATGAATGCGACTGGTTTAACAAATACCGGGTCAGGAACAGCAGTTGCATGGAATGGATCTGTATGGACTTTATTAAATCCAACGGGTATGTATTATTCTACTAATGGAACAAACTGGATATTTGCTAGTTCTTCAACTATATTTCCTTCTAATAGGGGTGGTTGTATTGCGTCAAGGAATGTATATAGTTATACAAATACAAATTCTGTAATGATTAATCCAAATTCTTCTGTTGCGATTGGCCCTGGAGCTGGGTTTTCAGCAACTGGAACTACAGGGCAATTTCAAAATTCAATTGCGTTAAGTGCTTCAAATACTCCCCTAATTACCACAACATCGAGTCTATATGTCAATCCTGTGCGTAATGCAGGGGCAAATACATCTTCCACGGTAGTAACATATAATACTACATCCTATGAAATCAGCTATGGTACTAAAACCTTCATCATCGACCATCCAACCGATTCAGCAAGACATCTCGTCCACGCCTGTCTCGAAGGCCCTGAAGTAGGCGTGTATTACAGAGGAGAAGGGGCCATTTCATCAAATGAAATGTATACAACCATCTATCTCCCCCGCTATGTAGATCAATTTGCCACGGACTATACCGTCCAGATCACTCCGATTTATACACCAGGATCAACTATTGGCATATACGCATCTTCCAGAGTGATTCAAGGCGCCTTCCAAGTCTATGGACCACCAGGTTCCTTCTATTGGCACGTTCATGGAAAGAGGGGATCAATTGATGTGGAACCTCTCAAATCCGCAGTAACTGTCAGGGGCGAAGGCCCTTATAAATGGATTACACAGTAATGCCATAAAATCAACCTAAACACTATCCACTCACTAAACATCAGCTCCAAATGTCCGCCGACATCCGTGTAATTGTTCTGCTTATGATTAAGAATGAATCAAGAATCATTCGCAGATCGATCCAATCCGCCCTCAAGATCGCCGATGCTATCTGTGTATCAGACACAGGGTCTACCGACGACACCGTCCAAGTTCTCAAAGACTTCTATCCGTCTCTCCCTATTCCTGCCAAAACCTACGACCACCCCTGGACCAACTTCGGCATTAATCGCACCAAGTCCTTCAATGACGCCAAGCAGTTCTGCCATGAGCTCGGCTGGGAGCCTTCCAGAACCTATGTGTTAGCCATTGATGCCGACATGGAGCTGGTTGTCGAATCCTCCTTTAATAAGCAGACAGATCTCGGTCTCAAGGGCTACTCTCTGACCCAGAAGGCCGGCTCGCTCCACTACATCAATGCCCGTCTCCTGCGTATCGATCAGCCCTGGCGCTGTGTCGGCGCGACCCATGAATACTGGGACGGACCGAACGAGGGCAATGTGCCCGATTCCAAGCTCTGGATCAATGACCGCAACGACGGCGGCTGTAAGTCCGATAAGTTCGAGAGGGACCTAAAGATGCTACAGGAGGAACTTAAAGAGCAGCCCACCAACGTCCGCACCCACTTCTATCTCGCTCAGACATATAAGTGCTTGGGGCGACCCGAAGAATCCATCGAGTTCTACAAGAAGCGCATTGCTTTGGGGGGCTGGTTCGAGGAGGTCTGGTACAGTCATTACATGATCGCCCAGCAGTATCTGGAGATGAAGCGACCCGAGGACGCAGAGTATTGGGTTCTCAAAGGCCAAGCGTTCAATAACTATAGGGCAGAGGGCCTCTATCTGCTTGTTAAGCACTTCCGCATTGTGGGGCAGCAGTGGAAGGCTATGCACTACTATTTGGAGGCGAAGCGCATTCGGAAGCCCGAGGTGGCGCTCTTCTCCGAGTCCGAGGTCTACGATCATCTACTGGACTACGAATACACGGTTCTCCAGTATTATGTGAATGCCGCGGATCGCCGAGAGGGTCTGAGGGCAGCGGTCAAATACCTTCAACATCCCCTATCCGTTGGTTTTCTAGATAATGTGTTCTCCAATCTGGAGTTCTACGTCCAGCCGCTCCCCCTAACTAACAGCACAATCACCTTGCCCCTTCCCGTCCAGGACGGCTTCGCGGCCTCCTCGTGCTCCTTGGCACATCACAACGGGCAGCTTGTCCTTAATGCGCGCTACGTGAACTACCAGACATCCGACCAGGGCGTCTATACGGTCAAGGCCGAGGATGGGATCGTGCGCACCAAAAATGCCTTTCTGCCGGCCATCCCTGGTGCCTATCCCCCCATTCAGACCCTGGACTACGTAAAGGAGGATCCGCAACTTGTGGAGTTCCCCACGAACATCATGGGACTTGAGGATGTTCGTATCACGAGCCACAAGGGCAAGCTGTTCTATACGGCGGCCTCGAAGTCCTCGAACCCTGATACAAAATACCGCATTGTCCTGGGATCCTATGGCCCTCAGTTAACAGAGTCCAGAGTGCTGGATAGTCCGTCGAATTCGGATTGCGAGAAGAACTGGCTGGCGATCTCGGATCTCGATCTGACGAGCGACCATCCTCTATTCGTCCATAAGTGGTATCCCTTTGAGGTTGGCAGGGTCAACGGATCCAGGCTGGATATCACCACGCGCCATGCAACGAGTCCGTATTTTAGCAAGATGCGCGGCTCGGCGAACGCGATCCATTATAAGGACCAGTTCTGGTGCCTAACGCACGTAGTGAAATACGGCAGCCCGCGTAAATACTACCATCATATTGTGGTTCTGGATGGTTCCACGCTCAAGCCCGTTCGTTTGTCGATGCCGTTCTATTTCAAGACGCACGGCATCGAATACTGTTTGGGATTTCATGTGGATCAGGATCAGGCCCAGTTTGTCTACTCGACCTTTGACGCCAGTCCAAGGTCTACGGCAGTTCCTTTATCACAGTTTGAATTTCTGAGCCTATAAGTAGAGGATGGCAGTAGTAAATTCTAAAATAGAGACTAAAAAGGCCATCAACGACGCTCTTGGAGAAATAAGAACAGCCCATATAGCCCATATAGCCCATTTAGATTTAGAATCTATGGATAAAGCTGATATAAAACAAATTGATATAAAACCAATCATAAAAGGTAACGTAAAAACAATTTATAATATATTCACGAATGAATCATTTACATATGATAATATATCTGATATAAATAGTATTATTAACTTTATTAGGTTGATTCTAGAAGAGCGAGTAGATCTAGATAATGATGATTTAGCGGTCTTTAGTACAATCTGTGCTAAATTAAGTACAAATATTCAAAATATACAAGATTCTTTACCCTTAAATAATTCGCAGAACACAAGTATGAAACGTTTTTTAGCGAATGAATCAAGAGAGAAATTAATAGCCTTGAATAAAATAATAGGTGAAAAGAGGAAACCTAAAATAGGTGGAACACGCAATTATAAAAAATGTAATACTAAAAAAGTGCGCCGATCTCATCGTAAAACTCATCGTAAAACTCATCGTAAAACTCATCGCCGATAAGCAGGAAAAATCCCATAAGTCTCCCGATAGAACAGCCGCCTCGGATTCGCACACCATTTCCAATGGGCTCTTCGCTCTCTCCAACGTCGCTGTAATCGCACAACCCTATTCGTCAAATTCACAGAGGGCAATGGATAGAATCGAAGGATTTGGTATTCGCATAGGTCTGGAATGTTTAGAACGGACATGCCGCGCGCAAAACATGTGAAATGATCGGCATAGTACCTCACTAAAAAGTATACGGGAGTATCATTCATCTAATCTAAGTTATTCAGAATTGCTTAGATTATATTTATGGGGGTTGGATAGGGTAGAATGAATGAAGAACCACCCTATTGGAAAGTGTCAGGGTTTGAGCCATTACCACTAAAGGAAGATGAAGAGTCTATGGGATCAATAGCAGCATCAGCATCAGCAGCAGCTCAACCAAATTCAGGAAAATCTTCAGGAAAACCATCTGAAATGAGAGAGAACGAAGAACACACGGGCGGCCGCCTAAAGAAAAGAAAAACATATCGAAAGAAGAGAAGATGGTTAAAGTCGATAAACCGAAAGAGGACCGGCTCAAAGAGGGCATCTCGCTCCTCAAACAGATGAGAGAACTCATTCAGGACGATTACCATCCCAGCTATCTAGAACTCAAGCAGGTCATTAGCACCTGGGTAAACGACGGAAAGGCGTATGATGGCCGCATCGAGTTCTACGATCATGATCGCTATGCCGAGATCAGCCTTCCGAGAACAGCCAACAAGGCAGCCACGGTTGCCTTTAAAAATATCAAACGCTAAGCCTAGTCTGTTCTAATAAATCTCTGATATAACTCTCGCACTCGTGTATTTCCATCGTAATGGATATACACGGGAATCCCGACACCGACCAAAACCAGACTCGTCAAGAAGAAGTAGTTGTAGGCAATTATTAACAGTAGAAGCAATCCGGCCATTTTAACAACATTTATATAGTCATTCATATCTTGGTTGAATGCGCGCAAACGATCCTCGGCGTTCATCTTTCTAATCGACACAATAACCAACCTATTTGTCAAATTTTGCAAGCCCTTTACGAATATATTTATTATTTAGTATATTATTTAGTATCTTATATAAAAATAACCTGTTGCTGTATACTAACCAGACAGTTATAGCCACTAATACTATAAGAAACATTAATATAAATAGCACCCACCATTCTATTTTTTTAGATGACTCATTATTTTCTAAAGCGAGTATCTGTTCTTTAGCTATCTTACGTTTTTCTGGATCTGGGTCATTTAATCGAAATACAAAATGGCTCCATGATTTAAAAATTATATAATACACCAGGACAGGGTCTTTAAAGACTAGGATGAGGAGGTTCGGCGCTGCACCTATCTTAGACCCTACCATATTCATATAGTCATAGGGGTCAATAATACCTGATACACGTTCATAATCATATTTAAATTCAATTGATTGTTTATGCTTCATTATAGCATATTGTTCTTTCATTTCATCATTCGAGGGAAGGGATATTTTCTTAGCAAATGCTTTCGCAACATATCGACTCTGCATTTCAATAATCATAGGAATAGAGGTTAAAAAAGGGCGAATAAATCCTACTTTCACAATGCTTGGGTCATCGCAATGAAATATATGATCGTAGTATTTACCCGATTTAATAAATTCAGGGATAAATGTATAACAAGACATTCCGCTGTATCCAGTTGCTAATATAATAATATCAATATCATAGGATGTGCTGTTTGATACAACACTCATTTTACCAACACTTGTTATATCTTCAAGGGGTATAACATCTCCAAAAGTAACCTTTGGTAAAATATCTGCCGATTTGATATAATAGGAATTTAGATATCCAGCATCTGTCTCCCATTCAGGAACACCACTTCCAGATTCACCCCACCAACCATTGAGGACTGGAACAAAGGTATACTCGACAATTATTTTATTTATTTTGAAAATATTATCTACAAACCGATTATAAAACATATCAGCTGGTGCATATGTGCCTGTTGTTCGCCGTTGAATCCAGCGACCCTTTCGCATACTTACATAGATCATTGTTTTCTCATCAGAGATTGTGTTATTCGGTCCAGCAAATCCAAACTGTGTTTTGCCGTTTGATCCTTCTCGTTTTTTATACATATTATTCGCTAATTCAACCGCAATATCGAATGCGGTATCAGATCCCCCATAGATTAACACACGTTTATTTAGACAGTCGTTTTTAACAGATTCGTCATAATCAGCCGCATGAACTATTTTCCCTTGAAACTGACTAGTATCTATCTCTGGATAGTTTCGACAAATAGAATTTTGTCCCGTACATAGCGCGATATTTCTAGATATAAGTGTTATGCGCCGAGAATTGGCAATGTATTGAACGTACCATAAAGTATCCTTTTTTTCAATTTTGACGACCTCACTATTTAATCGTATATGTCTATCTACATTAAAATGCTTGGCATACATTCGCATATAGTCCATAACAAGACTATGATGAGGGAATTCGGGATAGGATTCTGGAATAGGGAAATCGCTCATTGATAAATAGTATTTGGATGTAACGGAATAGGTATTGGCATATACAGAAGGGGAATTATTAATATTCCATACGCCTCCATAATCACCGCTCTTTTCTAACACAACTGCGCTCAGATGTTCGTCTAAACAGTGTTTCATAGTGCATATTCCTCCCCAGCCACTCCCTATAATAATAACATCTAACACGTCGTCCAATACTTCATCATTCATCTTAATAGGTTCATATAAAATAAAATACCTATTAATAGTAACCGGATTATCTATAGAATTAAATTCGTATAATATTCTTTTATAGCTTTTAACGATTCTAATTGGCTATTTTTAATAGAATAATACTTTGTATTTAATCTGCCTTTTATAATCGAATCTATAAAAAGTCCTAGAAATAGGATAGCATAACCTGCCCTATATATAATATTAATAGATTTCAAAGAATATAATACAATTCCAGTAGTAATTACCATAATTATGGCTAATAATGGCACTATATATCCATCATATTTTCTAAAAATAGAATAGAATGTGGGGTGAAATGTAGTTTCCGTTTTATCTAAATCTGTATTATAGAACAGTATTTCAAAGAAGGATAACCAGCAACAATCAAATATATACCAGCCAGCACATATCATTAATACAAGAGACAGATAAAAATATCTATCAAAAGGCTTACCTACACCATTAAAAAATGCTAAATAAAAGGTTGAAAATAAGAGTATTAAGTAATGTAAGTATCTTAATAAATGTATGTGGATATATTCTGCTGTAGATGGACTTTCATCCATAAATGGATAATGCATTTCATATATCATTGAAATAATCAATATGATGATTCCAACCAGGAGCACCTTTGAATAGCCATCCATCACTACTATATATGCAGATTAATACGCGCCGCCGTAAAGTTATTCGAGATGTTCTCTATTTTCCATAATTTTTACATAGATGTAAAGGCAGAGTCCAAATACACATGCCACAATTGTCTTAATCAAGAAGTATTTTATGCCGATATAGAATACAAGTATAAGTGTAGCCGCCCCCACCATATCCGCATACTGATAGGCGACCATATAGAGTTCTCGAATGGTTACAGTGCTTAGATAATTATAGACATATACACAGCGGTTCTCAAAGGTCTTTATATATTCATTTTGGAACAGAGCTCTTCCTAAAGCTAACAGGCGTTCTGTAATCGCCGCTATATAGATATAGCGAGACATAAGTGTAACATATACATGAAACCGATCTTCGATGCCTATCATTATATCATATTAATTATATCATAATCCTCCTGCTAATATCAAATTTAGTAGGCAAACATGATACCTGCGCGCCCACCATATACGCGCAATATGTTATATGTCGCCGCCCAGACATACACATAGTAGCTCGGCACATCATTAACATTGTAAGACCCCCGATTCGCCGTAAAATCTAGGACAAGATCTCTTTGTGAGATCTTATCGAGATTCGCCTCGCCCCTCGGTTTCGACCACGGCGTATAGCCGTTGTAGAGTCCAAACGCCCAGTTATAATAGTAGCGATTGACCCAAGGGGTCTTCTTCTGCTCCCAGGACGGCAAAATGGATCGGAAAAGGGCCGGTGTCTGCGTTCGAAATCGCACCAGAGACCCCTCATACATTAGGCCAACCGCGGCCAAGGGCTCCGAATCTGACAAATAGAAGCCAGGCTGGAGAAATCCGGGCTGCGTTGCGTTCAGGCCCAAGGCATCGGGCCACCAGATGCTGTTGGACGGATCTCGCAATCCATATAAGTCTCTCGTTGCCAAGAAGTGCGCGTTATAGGAGGGTGCTTCCACTCTCTGAACCATCCAGAAGAGATCCCTGCACGGATTGGGGATATCCAGGGGAATGCGGGCGCGCGGCAATCCTTGGGTCGGCCACGGCTGAATTGTATAGTGTTGGACGATGGGAACCTGTAGATCCGCTAAGCGGAAGCGATTGGCCTCGGGCTGATCTAAATACACGTATTCTGCCATGATATAGGTGTCCCCTGGCAAAAACAGATTCGGCATGGTGATACCTGGTATAACGGACGCCGATACATCAAACTCGAGGCCAGGGACAAAAGATCCAGCAGGATTTGACTGATAGAAGGGACTACTTATCATCGGCCACAGGTTTGCCCCATCCGTTCCCTGAACCCCTGGCAAAGGAGCCCTACTATTCGAGTAATAGAGGCCATTGATGCCGCGAAAGGTCAGGGCGACGCGCACATCCTCCTGAAGAATGGCATCAATGGGAAAGGCGAGCCCTGAGTCCCCGCGGCTGAACCAGAAGGGCAGGGGCGTACAGGCCACCGTGGGTGTCGGTTCATTGCCAAAGCTCCTCTGTGTAAATCCGTAGTCGAGACGCTTCATGAGCCGGTTCGCAACGGTGGTTTTCTCCAGGGGAACCGTGTATTCGTCGATCATCTCGAGTAGACGAGAGTCCAGGGTCTCAATCTGGGTGTTGCCGATCGTCAAGGTCATGGAGGACACCAGGGCATTCCCGAGGCTGTTCGTCCAGCCAAAGCGCGGTCCCAGGAAGTTCGGACCGGCCGCCGCTTCAGCTGCCGCCTGGGCCGTATAAATATCGGGCATGGTGGTCACGAGGAACAGTCGTGTAATGAGATGCCCTTTCCGTACCAAACGAAAAAATGCCGTGGAGCCGAAGACCGGTGGTGAGTCGAAATCGAGTCGAATCATCTGGGTCGTAAAGCGGCTCGTGGTGTTCCATAAACGAACAAACGGATGAAACGTGGGTTTTGTATAAATGCGTTGATCCTGTATGCCCGTCGTCAAGGGCTTGAGAAGAGACGAGACCATTACCTGTTGTATCTGGAGGTATTTAGGCTAGGACACAAACGTATTTCTACTTAATGCCGACCAGTTCCACGGCAGATACAGGAGGCGCCCCACCGATTCCAAGGTCAGAGACGGATTGAAACTCAGGTTGCCCCAGTTCCAGGGAATCCCAGGATGAATCAAATCCGCCTCTGTAAAGTTAAGACGGGAGGACAGAGTCGCCCAGCACCAGTCCACGTCCATATTATCCAGGACCTCTTTCAACGTTACATTAGGATTGTAGCTGAGTTTCGTCCAGTCCCACGGAATCTCCTTGATATTACGTAGGCGTTTGATATCCCCTATCCGTCCCATAAGCATTAATGTGCCCCAGTTCCAGTCTCTCTTGAGACTACTTAGCACGTATCCGATGTTGAGATTTGGGTTCTCACTAATACGGCTCCAGTTCCAGTCCTTCTCAGGGTGTGCCTCAATCATCGACATCTTGACATGCGGATTTCCCCCTAGAAGACCGTAATGCCACTTATCTTTTAGGGCAGGATTGCTGAGATCTTCCAAGGTCACGGGTAGGTGGCAGCTCAGATACGACCATTCCCACGGTAGATCAGGATAGGCCCTCACATCCTCAATGGTATAGGCCTTGGTATTGTAGTTAATGGCGAACCAGTTCCAGGGGACCTCGGTGTGATCTAGAACATGGGCTATTCGTAGGTTGGGGTTTCGGCTAAGCTGAGTGATGTCCCAGGGTCTTTCGGGATGCGCCAGAATGTCTTCGACTGTGATTCCAGGATTGAAGGTCAGGGCACTCCAGTCCCAGGGTAGATCCGAGAAGTTCGCCACGTAGTCATAGTATAGAGCAGGGTTCATAGAGGCGGTCGTCCAGTTCCAGGGCTTCGTGCGGTTCCCCAGAATGAAATCGGGATGAATGGACGAATTTCCACTGAGCGCATTCCAGTCCCACGGGAAATGCGGATAGTTCATGACATCCTCGTGTGTGATCGCAGGATTCCCTGAGAGTGCGGTCCAGTCCCATGCCTTTTCGAAGGATTCAATAACAATATGGATGAGTCTTGCTGCCATTTTATGGACGGTATTATGGATATAGCTTACCAACCTCTTAAGCTAAATGCGCCTCAAATTTTGTTGGAAGAAAAATTGAAGATCAGGGTCCCCACTAGATTGGTCCCGCCTCCAGCAATTATCCATAATACTCTGCGAAAATGACTGACTGCAAATCAACTATCGTAGAAGCGTTCGGTCTCCTTCTTAAGATCGAGCAGAATAACAAGGGCGTCGCGGCCGCCGCGAAGCGCAAGGCGTATAAGGGCGCGCTCGACAAGCTCGCCCTGATCGCTGCCGTTGCGACTGAAGAGGACTTAAAGAGTCTGAGGGGTAAGGCGAAGGACGGCGGCAGCATCTATCAGAAGGCCGTGGAGATCTTGGAAACGGGCACCTGCGCCATTCTCGAAGAAATGAAAGGCACGGATGACAAGGCCATCTGGGCCGCCTACGATGTCTTCCTGGAGATCCATGGAATTGGCCCGACCCTCGCCTATGACTTGGCTGCCGATGGCCTGAGGACCATTGAGGACTTAAAGAAGGCCGTCGCCGATGGCACGATCACCCTCAATCGGACGCAGACCATTGGCTTAACCTACCACGACAACATCACCGAGCGCATTCCTCGACCCGAGATGGCGATTCATGAGGAGATTCTCAAGAAGGTTGCGGCGGAGGCGGGCTGTCCTCGGTGCGACATTGTGGGATCGTATCGTAGGGGGCGACCAGATTCGGGCGATATTGATATGCTACTGTGCTCTAAGGACTCGAAGATGCTCGATACCATGGTCGAAACGCTCAAAAAGGGCTACTATGTGCGAGAGACGCTCGCCCATGGCGCCCACAAGTTCATGGGGATCTGTAGGTCTGGGAAGCTCCCCTTTCGGCGCCTCGATATCTTGCTGACGCCCCCTGAGGCATACGGATATGCGCTGCTGTATTTCACAGGCAGCCAGAAGTTCAACATTCTGGTGCGACAGCATGCGCTCACACTGGGCTACACCCTCAATGAGCACCGGCTCGCTCCCGTCGATGCAAAGGCCAAGCCGGTTCCCTCCCTGAAAACCGAAGCGGAGATTCTGGCGTTCCTAGGAATCAAGTTCGTGGAGCCGAAGGATCGCGAGACCATCAAGAGTCTGGAACTGATTGTTTAGACCCATCAACATTTCAACCCGATATTTTTTTGTATAATATTATAATAGAATATGCCATTTATTAATAAAAAACAAGCATTTAAACTTCTTGATGATATGATAGCTGGAAAACAAAATTGTGTAGGTGAATGTCGTAAAATTTGGCTACGAAATATAGGATATGCGTTGAAAACGGACACAAATCCCCTACAACTTACAAGGGCGGAACATACAAAAATGGCATCTAAAATGCTAGAAGTGAAAGGTAAGAAAAAACATAATGTAACCAGAAAAAAAGATAAAAAATATTTGACTCGTGATTCTCCTCCGTATTCGGCAAATGAGCACTGCGGGGAAACGAAAAAAGGGAATGATGGAAATATGTATAAGTCTGTTCCAGATAAAAATAAGGTCTGTAGATGGAAGCGAATGGAACTGATTTGAATTATTCACCCTATCCGTCTTATTTTTTCTTTTTCTCTTTCGACCTATTAACCGCCTCCGCGATGCGCACGTGCCGTTTAGAAAGGCCGCCCGTGAGCTCCTTGTTTCTCTTGGCCTTGTCGTCCTTCTTATTGCGTCCGACCTTGGGATCAGTGTCTGCCATTTTACAACAAGAACAATAACTCAAATATGGATATAGCTTACACTACACCCATATTCGTGTTCCATGGAAGTTCAATTTTTTCTAGCACGCATCTGCCCCAGTAATCGCATCACGAAGCGCTGAGGCGAGTGTCTCATCCTTGAAACAGAAGGCGGAGCCGCCTCTCGTGAACTGCGTTGTCATACGATTGATATCTGAGGCGCAGACGAAGTCGCCACCGATAGCCCATTTACTATGGTCGTTGTATTCTGTGAACGCTATACCAAACGGATAGGAGAGGTTCTGGATGTCGAGGACTTCGACGGGGCCACAGGCCGGCCCTTCGGCGGAGCCACGGATCCAGGATTCCACGTATAGGGATAGGCCTGTGCTCGGCGCAATACAGGCAGCATAGAGCTCATTGTTCCACTGGCTGCTCTTGGCATAATACACAATGTCGAGGCCTCCCTTAGTCTGAACGGAGGTATTGGTGCAGACAGGTTCGACGCTCACCGCACCAGACGCCAGTGCCTTGAGCGCATCGGGGCTGCTCGCGGAGATCCTTGAATCGTAGATGTCTGGCACAGTGAGTATTGCCTGTTCCGCTAACGCGGCCATATCTGCGATAGAGAATGAGAAGCAGGCCAGATGCTGGCCGTACATCCAGGCATTGCCTCCCAGACCCCTATACGTCGTTGTTGCGCTCGGTCCAAGAGGAAAGAGGGGCACGGAGTGCTGAAGGATGATTCCCACGCCCTCAGCGACATTCCATGCCCAGACGCCCTTCGTATGCCCCACGGTGAAATTATAGGATCCAGAGGAACCTGCGGGCTCATCGTTAAATACGATATAATCGGTCGACCCCTCCGACCAGATCTGATTCAGTGTCGCTGCTAAAGCCCCTGCCTTCGTATCATTCAAGTTATGGACGGGCTTAATAAATGACCCAGTTGTCCCGTCATAATACAGGGACTCCGTGCCTCTCGGCGCCTTAATCTGAAACCACGTGTCGACCGCAGCTCCTGTATCACTTTTACACACAGGATAGCCGAACACACCCATTATAGCGGTGATAATCAGACTGATAGCGAGCATGGTGGTTCTACTTGGAACGCACAAAGCCGGTCGCATCTAAAATTGAGGCCCATCAGAGGACTTAAAGAAGGGGACCCGACCACCTATATAATTATCCAGACTATCCAGAATGATCCAGCTCCGCGTCCGTGAACTCATCAAAGGCATGAGCGCCGATCAACGAAAGGACTTAAAGAAGCTTGTGCCAAAGGCCTCTCAGACCCCCCCAGAACTCGCGACCGCCCCGTATCCTGCGGCACTTCTCGGCATCTTCCCGAAGAACGAGAACTATTCGCTCCTCGGCTGTGTGGCCGAAGAGCTCTTAAAAGTCACACCCGTCAATCTCACATCCCTATCCGTCTCTATTCGCTATTGGTTTTCAGCCTTGACAGCAGACATGGAAGCCAAGCTTGCGAAATCAAAGACCACGGAACCCTTCCTCGACCATATCCGTGCTACGCAAGATCTTATGGCTGCCAAAGTGAAAGGAAAACTCTCATATGACACCGTTGTAGCCTATGAGAACGTCCAGGGCCATCCTGATGCGGAGACGCCGACCCAGATCTTCGAGGTCAAGCTGACAGGCCAGCTCGAAAAGAACTGGCTGGACTTCTTGTTCCAAGTCTATGCCTATGCTGCGCTCCAACCATCCGCCACGGACATCTACCTCGTTCTTCCCCTTCAGCAGGCCGTCTGGCACGCTGATGTCAGCAAATGGCCCCAACGCACCCAGTACCGAGACTTCCTCAACACCCTATCCGTCGAACGGCTAATCGCAGAAGCCAGCCCCTCACTAGGTCAGCGTCTGAAGGACAGTCATAACATCGGCCACCACTTGGAAAAGGGGAAGCTCGTTGAAACCATCCAAGGACTTAAAGAAAGTAAGGTCCCGATCCAGATCTTCCTCGGACCTCCTATCAGCACAAAGCTCAGCATTAGCGACGAAAAGGTGGAGGCGGCAGCCAAGGCTATGGCAGAGGTCAAAGAGTCCAATGCGTATGTGCATGCGGCCTATATTATCAACTTAGCGATGGAACCTGGGTCCAAAGACGATTATGGCGTTTCCCTATTAGTCAAAACATTGGGTTATGCGACAAGAATTGGCTTCAAGGGCGTTGTAGTTCATGTAGGGAAATCGGTCAAACGCCCTACGCCAGAGGCTATTGAGAACATGAGGACCAATCTACTCAAGGCGATCCCTCATGCCACCAAGACCTGCCCGATCCTTCTTGAAACTCCCGCGGGCCAAGGAACAGAACTCCTCACAGACTATGATGACTTCCTGGAGTTCGTGGATTCCTTCAAGGACGAGAGACTTCGAGCCTGTATCGACACCTGCCACGTCTATGCAACTGGCTACTGTCCCTATGAGTATTTAAAGGGGGCCTTAACCGACTATCTGCCACTCATCCAATTAGTTCACTTCAATGACAGCCACGGGCTATGTAATTCCTGCGTGGATCGCCACGCCTTCATTGGCTCTGGGTCAATCGGCTTAGAAGTGATGACACAGGTCGCAGATCTCTGTCGAGAGCACGCCATTGATATGATAGTGGAATAAGGAAAAAATTGAACTTCATGTAGCTCTTATTTTTTAGCAGCTTCCCCGCATATCCATATTAATCACAATACAATGTCGCACTGCCCTAAACGTCCTGAAGAGAGTCCTGTGTTCTGGCGAAAGTGGAAGGGTCTCATTGAACGTATTGTAAACCTTGAGGCGACCTTGAAAGATGTAGAAGATGTCGCTGCGGAGTTTGCAACTCTTTCTATCGCTCATCTGGTCTATCTGTATCCTGAAGCAGGAACCTGTTATGAAATCCGCGATGACGACGGGAACTATATAGACTCTGAGGAACTCACCTATTGGAAGAAGCTGACGATCCACGTGGATCCCAAGAAGCTAGAAGAGGCCAAGAACTGGGCCTATTATCTAGAGGACCAACGACTGGCTGATCGTGAGGTCCATAGTCATAGGATGGAACAGCATTAAACATCTTATTTTTTAACAAAAAAAAATATATTTTTAGACCTCAGGCAACAACGTTCTGTGATCGAAGAATTTTTCTAGCATATGGCGCTTAGCCTCTGCTGCCTTGTTCGCCATGGTATCAATATTGACAGTCTCCTCCTCTTTCAGCAGGAAGTGAATGACCTTGACAACCTGGGTCTGGCCCATGCGCACAGCACGCGCAATGGCCTGTTCCATGAGAGCACTCGTCCACCAGGGGCTCATAAAGCAGACACGCGTGAATTCCTGGAGGTTGAGGCCACAGCCGCCGCACTGGAGCTGAAGCAGAAGCACCTGGCAGTCCTCGCCTTTCGCCCGATTAAGAACTGCGCGGCGATCAGCGGCATTCAGACCGCCATGATACAGTTCGCAGGTGGTATCTAGGAAGGATGCCAGCAGCTCCATCTCCTCAATGAAGGAGCAGAACACGATGAACTTGTGCTCGGGCTCGCTATCGATCTGGGCTTTCAATGCATCCATCTTGGAACTGGACTCGCGCCATGTCTTGTCGACAAGCTGGGGAGTCACCGAGGACTGCTTGAGTCTGAGAAGGGTGGTGAGAACAGTCTCATTGTCACCGGCCTTATAGGCGAATTCATACTCACTGCGAATACCCTGGAGCTCGCGATAGAAGGCCTCCTCTCGACTATTCTTGAATGGGACGACGCGGCGCTCGATGATGGGCTTGGGAGGACAGCTTCTCAGAACCGAGCGCATCTCCTCCATAGATCGGTGAATCACCATTTCATTAACGAGGGGCTCATAGTAGGCAGGGAGCCAGGTCATGCTGGGTAAGGTAGGAACTCCTTGGAACGCGAATAGGGTGACAGCATCCTTCTGTGAATTGACAATGGGAGTTCCAGTAACGGACCACTTGATCTTGACATCTTCCGCGAGTTTCAGAATGAGTTCCGTCTTCTTGCTGTTGTAGCTGCGAATAGCATGGGCCTCATCCAAGACGATACGATCCCAGCCCTCGTCCATCATCTCATATCTATGGATGATGGTGTCGTAGTTGGTGACGTATATGTCGGGACCCTCTACCTCCTCATCTTCATTGAGCTGGATCCAGCCCTGGCTGTCCTTGACGAAGACGCGGAAACCGGCCTTCGTGGCATTGTCGGTCCAGTTGTCGATGAGGGCCAGAGGACACAGCATGAGCGTCTTTGTCTGGCGATTATTCTTGCAGACGGCGAGGATCTGTATGGTCTTGCCGAGGCCCATGTCGTCGCACTGGAAGCCGCCATAGACGGTTCCTTCGGGATTTTCCTCGTTGAATTCCTTGTAGGTTGTTCCCTTCTGTTCGAGCTCGAGCATCTTGTAGATGCCGGCAAGCTGGTGGGGGAAGTAGGTGAGGCCGGACCACAGAGGGTGAATGGTGCGGCGACCAGGGCTCGTTGGCACACGACGTCTAAGAGAACCGGTCATGTTGCTAATTTGGATATTTGAGTAGGGGGTAGGCAACAACTCAAGGTGGCTTTACCTGACTTCAATTTTTTCGAGGGGGCATTTTCAATATCTTCGACGGATGGATATTGGCGCCATAAAAAAAACAAACACAAAAACAAAAAAAAGGTAATCCTCATTACCATAAAGCCACTCGCTTTTCTATTTTTCCTATTTAGGCACTGGGTCCATCGGACTTCTCAATCTTCTTGCCGTCGAAGGTTCCGACCCAGGCGCCGAGCTCGCCATCCTCATTGGCCCAGATCTGATTGGCAGTGTTCTTGAGATAGGACTTCCCCCTATAAGTCCAAGGGATGGGGGGATCGGCTGCTGCGGCAGCTGTAGCGGCCTCGGTCAGAGCACGCTTGGCTGCGGCCTTCTCCTCCTTTGCGGATAGCTTCTTAGCAGGGGCTGAGCTACTGCTGCTGCTACTGTTGCTGCTACTGCTACTGCTACTGCTATTACTACTGTCCGCTACAGGCTTCTTCGACTTCTTCTTGGAACTCGTGGAGGCCTCATCTTCAGAAGAGGGAGGAGAACCCTCCTTTGTAGGAACTACTACTGCTGCTGCCTTCTTGTCCTTTCGAGAACCAGGAGGGGGAGAGGTCGCACGAGGCAAGGAGAGTATGACTGCTTCGTCTGCCGAGGCAATCATCTCAACTTCTGCGGAAGTAGCCTTCGATCCCTTGGTGCGCTTGGGCTTTGCCTCCTTCACAGGCTTGGGATGGGCTGCATCCCATGCGGTCTCATGCTCGGTCCACTCGGCTACGTGGGTCTTAGCTCGGCACTTGGCTGCGAAGCCCATGACATCCGCCTTCTTATCGAGTTCCGCAAGATGAGTTGCGTAGTCGGCAGAGAAGCGCTTGGCACAGGTGGCAGCCCATTCCTGCCAGGCGGAGCGAGCAGCAGGCTCAGCCTCACCATCAGATGAGGTTGCGGCGCGACGCTTCTTGATGCCGAGGACAGCGGGGAGAGACTTGCGAAGGGTTTCCATTTCAGCGGCAAGGGCGTTGAAGCGCTCGAGGAGAGCGGAGTTATCAGTGGTGGCACTGGCCTTCTTGGAGGAGGACTTGGTGTTCTTGGCGGTTACAGTTGTGGAAGACATCTTGAGGATTTGTAATCTGGATAGGAACTTTATGGCTTTGCTTGGGAGGCGGCTCATCTTCCAATCAAGGCCTCCCTACCCTTCAATTTTTCCAGCATGCATTTTAATTTCGTAAAAGGGTGTGTTTTATCCAATGACCTATAGGCTGGCTGCCTGTTATCCAAGCAGGTACATAAAAAAAAGATTAGTTCTAAGAACTAACCATAAACCCTGGGGTGGGTTTTAATATTCGGGACATCTTATGGGACTCTATCGAAGGACTTCAGGGGTCGCGCAATGATGGTGGGCTGCTGGGGTCTACAGCAGGTATATAGCGCAATGCCCTCAACCATTTTGTATAGTCCGTAGCAAACGGCACTTACGATTAGAATCGGCCAGTAGCGAATGAGGACGTCGAGGCGACTCGTCACTTGATAGCAAGGGTCGTGTGTTTTGTGAATGTCGTGGAAGACGAAGAGGATGCCCGCCACGGCCATTCCGATCAGTATCATGATGCTGATAATGAACTCACGTGACTTGTCGTCACTGACAGCGGTAGTATAGTCAGTTGCGTTCATTTTACGAGTAAATATGGATAGGGTAGGTTGTTGATGCATCGGCACACCCTATCCGTCCTTCAAATAGCTCGTCAAATATTTTTGTATAGATTATATATTCATAGATTCCATATGTTTAGAACAATACGCAAAAGCTGCTTCATATGTTTCAGCCTGGCGACGCCTTTGTTCTTCTTTCTCTTTGCGTTTTTCTTCAGCATTAAATGCAATTCCAGCATAGAATGCTGTTTCTTCAGCAATTTTTGTTCTACGAACTCCTACTTCCGTGTTAATAATAGGCGTTTGATAATCCAAGATGCTCCTCATCTTGCTAAATAGGAAAGCAAGAGCATTTTCATAACGAACTTCATACTCAATTGCTATTAAATTGATTTCTTGCACTGCTTTCATCATCACGTCAGCAGAGCAAGTCTTAAAATAGCCTGGTTCTTTAGCAGTCAAATCAAGGTATGCAAACAGAGCGGTTGAGGATTCCAGTGAATGGCCTGTGTTGGCAAGGCTCTTTGCGGCAGCAGCGAGAATCATTGATAGTGCGTGATTATGTCTATCAAATTCGGAGAGAGCTTCTGTTACAGCATTACTAATCGCTCTGGCACGACGAATAGCCTTATCTTCTCCTACTGTTGTTCTGTCAGCTCTTATTTTATGCATCATCTTACTACATTGTTCTAATTCCCATCGGGATGGATGGTATTCGAATTGCGACCATAGTTCATCATACATTGACATTTACTAAATATGGATAGATCAGTAAGTCGTGTGTCAGCTTGGAGCACATCCTATCCGTGTTCCAAGGCGTCCGTCAAATCTTTTGCCAAAGCTATTTTATATAAAAAAATATATAATGACCTCGTATCCAAGAACTAAAAAATATTCTGTATGGAAATATTCAAAGGCTCGCAACACTTTTTATGATTACTTATTTAAGCACGCAGGGATGAGATATTTGATTGGAGGAGTGCTACTTCTGCTTCCATTCGGGCAACTTGCTTTTCATTCTCTGTTTTGATTCGAGCCTCTTCGGCCTTCAATGCGGTCAATTGGGCTTCTTCGGTAGCTACTAGCGTTTTAAGACGAGTCTCCTCTTCTTGGCGTTCTGTCTTGAGACGGAGCTCTTCCTGAGATATGGATTGAAGACGGGCCTCTTCAAATACTTTTAGTGTTTGGAGACGAGTCATTTCCTCTTTCAGAACAAGGAGCTTGGCCTCTTCAGCTTCACGGAATGCAACCTGTTTGGCCTCTTCGGCTTCACGAAAGGCAGATGTTCGTGCTTCTTCCGCAGCCAAGGAGGCGATTCGTGCTTCAGCATCTGTTAAACGCTTCAGCTCAAGCTGGGCCTCTTTCTTTACAGCAGCCTCAGTATCATACGCATTACCAGCGGTGAGCTTTATTTCTTTCCAAAGAGTCTTCCATTCTGTCTCGGAAAGATCGCGACAAGGAACGGCAGCACGGATCTCTTTCGCTCTAGCATCAAGAACTGAGCTGGCATCTTCAAATCGAATGCACTCAAGAGCTGCGAATCGATTGATTTGCTTTAATGCTGAGAGCATGACTGATGCTGTGTATTCATGAGGATCATGATGTTGGACGACAGAACTACTCGAACTAGAGAGGGAAGGCATAAGCTTTAGATGAACGAGAAGGGAACCGACGTCGCCTTTTGAAGTAGATATGAACTCGGCCAAGAGATCGAGGCGCTGTTCGAGGGCAGCCTTAATCCGTGCGGTTCTTGCGGTAGTATACGCAAGGTCGAAAGCATCATTGATGTATTCGGAGCGAGGGTCAGCTACAATAGGTTCGGTTGATTTCTTAGTAGAGGACATCTTGCTAAATATGGATAAGTCGGTCAAGGGGGCTTCATGCGAGAGCACACCCTATCCGTGGTCCAGGCCTCCCGTCAAATTCTTTCAAGAACCACTGGTACGTAAAAAAACACAGTTCTGCCCGTATCGATACGGGCAGAACTGTGTTCTCATAGTAAAATCATAAAAAAAGGATATAAATCCCCAAAAAGTCCCGCTGCGCTTTTTTATATACTCACCTCACATGTGGGTATAATGCCCCAGCACCCCCTGAGGCAGGGTGAAAGTAGCTCCTTCGGTGACCGCACCGGCCGGCCCGAACTCGCTATACTTTGTAGTGCTGGCGCTCCAGCCTCCCTCGATGGGATGACTGTAGGCTCAAACAGCGTATTTCTAGGCTGTTTGACACCTCATTTTCAGGGTTCCTACACCTTCAATTTTTCTTGTAAATTGATGGGGGGGACTGGTCCCCAGACCTACCCCTGTAAAGGCGTATAGGCGCGCATAAACGCTTTTTCAATTTTTTTATAAAATTGATATATACCCCCGTACTGGCCCCCCAACAGGGGGGTATGGGGGGCGCCTGTGCCCCCCACCTTCAATTTTATGAAAAAATTGAAGGTGCCCCCTATACACGCCTCCACGCCCCCACCCCTGCACGCGCACACCCGTTCAATCTGCGGAAAAAATTGACAGGGCCGGCCGGCTAAATAGTAGGTCCGGACTATAGTCGTATAGTTGTTGCTTGTCGCAACCATCCCAGTTATTATCCATATTTGCCAGGCCGCTCACAACGGTATCTAGCCTTGAATTATTACGAAGATGCCATCTCGACAACAACGAAAGAGGGGGGGGGTGATGCAGGGGACTATAAGTCTGCCGCATAGGGAACAAGAGTGGTTGGGACAGCGCACATCAGCATTTGATGCGCTCACCGACGACCAACAAGCAAAAAAAATAAAAGAAGCCCGCGCGCTAATAATTGCGATCGGTCTCACAAAAAGTATAAAAAATCATAAAACGGACGCCGCCGCGCCCCCTCCAGCACCCGAGTGTATCCTCGACACACTCGGCCTCACCATCCTCGCCATCTTCATCAGGACCTGCGGTCTAGACAACGCGACTACCTTCCTCACGGACTACAAAGCATCTGACCGAGCTCGCAAGAGCCTGGCAGTCGCTCTCGTGAAGGAGGCCTATCGCTATGCTACTGCGCCTATGGTCCGCCCCACTGGCCCCGCCCCTGTCGACACCACCATCACTCTCACCGAGCTTCGCCTGACAAAGGAGGCCAACGATGCTGCTATCGCTGCTACTATTGCTGCTGCTGCTGAAGCGGTCGCTGCTGCTAAACGTGCTAAAGATGCGTTTGCCGCAGTGGCTGCCGAGGCCGCTGTAGCCGCTGTTGCCAGAGATGCGCGTATCGCTGCCTTCGTTCCTCCTCCCATGACCCCCCATACCCAGGTTGCTTACAACTGGAACTTGGCAGGGGAGTGGGCGCGTCTCAGCCCCCTCAGCGAACATCAGAAGCTCCACGAGTCTGGCCGCAAGCTTGTCCTCAAGAGTCACTGGCTCCACCTCTTCGCCCTCCTGACCCAGCACGTCACCCGCATCCACAAGCAACATCTCGAGCAGCGCATCGATCGCCACGTCAACATCCAGATGGATCTTGATGCGGCGTGCGCCGCCTACGAGAAGCTGTGGCACTGCCCTATGCCGAAGGATGAGGGTGATGCGTATGTGCTGAAGTGGAAGCGTGCGCGTGATACAGACTCCTGGGGCACCATCAACGAGATGGAGCACAGCGTCAAGGCTTCGTATGACAGGTGTGCCGCTAAGGCTCTGATGATCGCTGGCTTCCATATCCTTCTCCGCAAGTGGTGGAAGCAGCCCAAGCCTCGTGCGGCAGCCATTAGGGCTGCTGCTGAGACAAAGGCTGCTACTACTGATGTTGCGAAGCCTAAGAAGTATGTCAGACTCACCACTGCCGAGAAGCAGGCCAAGCACACCGAGGCCATCAAGCAGCTCCTCCCCAAATACCTCGTAGCCCGCGACATCTCCACCTTCACGAAGCCCATCGAGACTATCCAGACTGTGCGTCTCGGTAATCTCCGTGAGGCCCGTGGGGATGCGCAGGTGCGTGACCTCAACAAGGACATCCGCACCTTCGTTGAGCGTAACGGGGGTGTGATCGCTCAGGAGCTCGGTGCTGTCTTCGTTCCTCTCAATCGTTCTACTCGTCAGACCCAGGGCTACTGCTTCGTCAAGCTCACCTCGCCCACCAATGCCCGCATCTTCCTGGAGCGCATCGGTGCCCTCACTCATGCCATGCTGATCGACAGCAAGACAGGTGAGGAGCGCGAGGTGTTCCCCGAGCTGGCTGCGTCTGACCGCAAGACAAAGGAGGAGATGGAGGCCGAGAAGGCCAAGGCTGCTGCTGCGAAGCGTCCTGCCACCGTCGACTCTGTCTCTGCTGCGATCAAGGCCTCTATGCGTGGTGCTGAGCTCAAGCCCATCTGTCTCGCCGCGATCAAGGCCGAGAAGATGTCGGCTGCCGAGCAGACTCTGAAGGACAAGATCGCCGCATCCTTCCCATCGCTCTCATCAGCCACCACCGTCGCCGCCAAGCAGTTCGAGGTCAGCTTCGCCGCTGCCGCAGCTAAGCCTCTGCCCGAGAAGGTCGAGGTGATCGATCCCTTCAAGATCAAGCTTGGGGGTGTCGAGTATGCTCTGGCCGCTGCGCCTACCACGGATATCGGCAGGGCCCAGATGGCACTCAGGCAGGCCGCCGAGGATGCGGTTGCGGCTGATGAGCGCCGCAAGGCCCGTGCTGCTCGGCGCTCAGAAATGGTAGAGGATGCGGATAGCCACTGGATGGTGGAGAAGGTGAAGGAGGCGTTAGTAACGGCTGTCGCTGTGAAGAAGGAGGAGGTGGTGTATAGGTCGTTCCAGGAGGCGTTCAAGGCCCGTCTTGCTGCGGCTGCTAAATAAATAAATGTATGTGTGTGTGTGTTCTATAATAAAACAAAAAAACAAACGAAAAACCCAAAAAAAACTAAAAATTTTTTTTTGTTGCGCTCATTTTCAGCAAAAACACGGATAGGGTCGATCGATCGGAGAACCAGTAAGTTTGACGCTGGCCGTCGCCTCCACTATCAGTGGCCCCCTAGCATATATCCATATTATCAAGATGTCTTGCCATTCCTGTAAACGTCTTGACCGAGAACACGCAAAACGCCCTGAAGTCGTCGCAGCTGCTGATGAACTTCGCATCGACG